CATGGCTGATCAACTATCGCCATCCCGACCTGGGAATGATCGAGCGGCTTCGGGGGAAAGCATGAATAACTCTGTCAACTGGCGTTTTGGAATCCTATGGAATCGCTATCGCCGCCTCTGATCGAGGCTCCCCCTTCTCAACCTGGTGCAGTGCCGCTGAGGAACCGGCGGCATGAACAATACTGCCGACTCCGTGTGCTTGGTATTAGTCCGATCGCCGCTGCCCGTGATTCTGGCTTCACTGCTGGCCTGACATCTGCAACCGCAGAAACCGACAGGAACGCCGGGCTGCGCGGCGTCATCTCCAAACTTGAACGCAACAAAGCCGTCCGCGCCCGCATCCAATATCTGGCCGGCAACACTGATGACGTACTGCGGGAGAAGCGCCGCAAGATCGAAGAGTGCTTGTGGAATATCCTGGACGCTCCGATCAAGCGGGTGATGACGGCTCAGCCCGCCATTACCGACGATGAAGGCAATACCGTGAGGGCTGCGGCCGTCGCTCTCGACGTCGAAAAGGTCACTGCTCTCGATACCGATGAACAGACCTCCCTCTATAGTACAATCAAGACAGTAACGTTTCTGAGTGGCGGTAGTGTCAAGCTTGAGCCATATCCGGTCACGGAAGCCGCCTCCCAACTACGCGCCCTCAACGGACTGGATGCGCCGAAGCGCATGGAATTGACCGGCGCAGACGGCGGACCCATGCAAATTGCCCGAGTGGAGCGCGTGATTGTCGATCCTGCTGATTCAGACCGCTCGGGTGTTCCTGCCGCTGCTGGAGCCGGCGCGTTATAAGGGATGCCACGGCGGCCGCGGTAGCGGCAAGAGCCATTTCTTTGCCGAAGCATTACTTGAGCGCTGCGTGATGCAGCCGGGCCTTCGGGCGGTCGGAATCCGGGAAATACAGAAGAGCTTAGAGCAATCCGTCAAGCGGCTGCTTGAAGACAAGATCGAGCAGCTTGGTCTTGGCTCCTACTTCGAGCCGCAGAAATACGAGATCAAGACGCCCGGCGGCGGGCTAATCATCTTTCAGGGAATGCAAAACCACACCGCCGACTCGATCAAGTCGCTCGAAGGCTACGACGTGGCATGGGTTGAGGAAGCGCAATCGCTATCACAACGCAGCCTCGATCTTCTCCGTCCGACCATCCGCAAGCCTGGATCGGAAATCTGGTTTAGCTGGAACCCACGACACAAGACGGACCCGGTCGACAAGTTCATGCGCGGCGGGGAGCGTCCGCCTTCATCGATCGTCGTCGAGGCCAACTGGTCCGACAATCCGTGGTTCCCTGATGTCCTGCAGGAAGAGAAGAACTACGACCAACGCCGCGATCCCGACAAATACACTCACGTCTGGGCCGGCGGTTATCTGCGCAGTTCGGAGGCGAGCGTTTTTCGTAATTGGCGGGTTGATGAGTTCGAAACGCCTGACGCCGCGACGTTCTATCATGGCGCGGATTGGGGATTTGCGGTCGACCCTACTGTGCTTGTCCGCTGCTTCATCGACGGGCGCACGCTCTACATTGACCACGAGGTCTACAAGGTCGGCTGCGAAATCGACCGGACGCCGGCCCTGTTCGATACGCTGGTCCCCGGACAACCTGGTGCAGCGCGGCAATGGACCATCATCGCGGACAGTTCTGACCCACAGAACATCTCCTATGTTCGCCGGCACGGATACGAGCGGATCAAGCCGTCGATCAAGGGGCCGAACTCGATCGAGCAGGGAATTGAGTTCCTGAAGAGCTACGACATCGTCGTGCACCCGCGCTGCAAGCACACGATCGATGAGCTGACGCTGTATTCGTTCAAAACCGATCCACTAACGGGCGAAGTGATGCCTGTGCTGGAAGACAAGAAAAACCATGTCATCGATGCATTGCGCTATGCGGTCGAGGATGTGCGTCGCCCGAAATTCGAATGGTATGTGGGAAGCTGAATGACCATCGCGTCCAAGGCCACCATCATCGCTATTGCTGAGGCCATCCTTGTTATCGGGATCATCTTTCTCGGTGAATTCGCATTCGTAGTCGCCGTCAAGGGCGGTCTGATTTAATCGGCCGTCAAGGTACAGCCGATGAATCTCAACCCGCTGGCGTGGTTCCGGCGCGAAGTCAAACAGTCCGCAGCCGGGCCGGCGATATCCGCGTTAAGCGTCGGGCGTCCGGTATGGACAAAGCGGAACTATGAAGGGTTTGCCCGCGAAGCCTATGGCATCAATGCTGTTGCGCACCGATGCATAAAACTGACGTCGCAAAGCTGCGCGAGTCCACCTTGGCTGCTTTTCGATAAGCGCGGAAATGAAATCAAAGAACATAAACTGCTCGACCTACTGAACAAGCCCAACCCGATGAACGGGGGAGCGCAGTTCTGGGAAGCGTTCTACGCCTACCTGATGCTTGCGGGGAATTCGTACATCGAACACGTACAGGCGAGGGGGAAGGCAAGTCCTGAGCTATGGGCGCTGCGTCCGGATCGTATGCAGGTCATTCCGGGGCAATATGGGACACCACAAGCCTATCGCTACGAGGTGAACGGACGCCGCATCGATTGGGATGTCGATCCCCGCACGGGCCGATCTGCGGTTCTCCATGTGCGCGAGTTCAATCCGTGTGACGATTGGTACGGCCTGAGCCGTGTAGAGCCGGCGGCCTATGGCGTCGATCGGCATAATGCGGCGGCGGCGCACAACAAAGCATTGCTCGATAATGGAGCGAGGCCGTCCGGCGCGCTCGTGTTCAAACCGATATCGGCTGGCACGGGCGAGCCGTCGCAGTCGGCTCCCGCCGAAGTCCTGAAGGCCGCAGAGGATCGCCTGCAGGATCGCTACGGAGGCCCTGACAATGCCGGCCGTCCGATGGTGCTCGGAGGCAACGTCGAATGGGAGGAAATGGGCCTCTCGCCGAAGGATATGGACTTCGGCAAGAACAAGGACGACGCCGGACGCGATATCGCAACGTCGTTCGGCGTCCCCCACATCCTGATTGTCCCTGGAGAGGCCACCTATAACAATCTGCGCGAGGCGCGTCTTTGGTTCTGGGAAGATACCGTTCTCAAACTTATCGATATCGGGCTTGATGCGCTCAATACATGGCTTGCGCCGATCTATGGCGACAATCTGAAGATCGCCATCGATCTCGACGACATTCCAGCGCTTGAACCGCGCCGCGAGGCAAAGCGTACATCGGTTATGGCGCTATTCGATAAGGGAATACTCACACGCGATGAAGCACGCGCAGAGTTGGATTACGAGCCGTGGCCCGAAGATGCCGTTGGCAAAGTTGATGCGCCTGTTCTGACCGCTGTGATCGAGTCAATCGACAAGATCGGCGTCGATCCCGCCGAGCGCTACCTGCAAAGCACAGGTCTTTATCCGGAAGGCCAGACGATCGCTGATGCGGTTGCCGCGCTGCCTGACGAACTCACTGGCATGGACAATCCGGAAGACGTGGCGGCGGCGATGACGCCGAGCGGGCAACCCAGCGACACTGCGCCGATGCAAAATGACGGAAGCAACGAAGATGCTTGAGCACAAGACCGCGCCGCTTTCGTTTGCGCTGAAGGCGCTCGGCGACCAAGGCGAGTTCGAAGGCTATGCGCTCACCTACGGCAACACTGATCAGGGCGGCGACATCTGCCTGAAGGGATGCGCAACGAACTCACTGCGCAAGCGTCCGCCGAACAAGGTGAAGATGCTGCTGGGGCATGACTCGTCGATGATCATCGGGAAGTGGACGGACTTCATCGATGACGACAAGGGCCTACTCGGCAAGGGGCGGCTATTCCTCAACATCCAGAATGGCCGCGAAACCTACGAGCTGCTGAAGGAAGATGCGATCGACGGTCTGTCGATCGGCTATCGCACGATCAAGGATGCCTGGGACTCGGATCGTCAAGCGCGGCTGCTCGAAGAAATCGACATACGGGAAGTGAGCGTTGTTCCATTCCCGATGAATGAACAGGCGATCGTGACGAACGTAAAAGCAGCCCAAGACATCAAGACCAAGCGCCAGTTCGAAGAGTTCCTGCGCGATCACGGGTTCTCAGCGGGCGCTGCCAAGGGCATCGCGTCGAAGGGATTCCGCGAGGATGCGGGTGGCATCAGCCAAGATGTGATCGACGCCATTCAGCGGAACTTCACGGGCCTCGCGCAGAAGATCAAGGGCTGACTACGTGGCGACCTGGCGCGAGGAAATCCTTGGTGACGGGCAGGTGCGGCTTTTGCTTGGCGATTGTCGCGAGATTATACCGACGCTGGGGAAGGTGGATGCAGTGGTGACCGATCCGCCGTATGGGATCGGTGCGGACGAAGCCGCATCAAAGAACAAGGGAAAATATGGATGGTCCTACTACGGAGAGAGCCAGTGGGA